GACAGAGACATGATAATAAGGTTCTTCAGTAATTGAGCAATTTGGAGGTGAGTAACATTAACAAACCAAATCCATGAACTTACTTAAAACCTTCTTATTTAGAGTCTTAGCTTTAAGTGACTTCATGAATGCTGACTTGATTCTAGTCTTACTTGCCTCATCTTCAACCTCAAACTCTGTATCTGAGGAGAGACCGTTCTGGATCATTGCAAAGTATGCATCGTATCCAGATCCTTGAATATTATAACTCTTCTCCTTACGTGCTTTCTTTAGATCTAGTTCACTTAGGAAACCGTACCTTCTAAGGAAGGTAGCAAAGTCACGGGGAGCTACGAGACGAATACCAATGAAGTTCGTATCAGGAAAAGATTGTTTGAGATCTTTGAGAAGAATGTCAGTAAAATCCCAATACTGATAACCAATCTGATAAGTGTATCCAGTCTTACGATTACGAAGATAACCTTTCATACCTCTACATTGACGGGGAGCTAACTGTTCCTTTTTATCGTAGTATCCAGTGTAGTAGTCAAAGTAGTAAAGTTGATGTGCTTCACCATCAGTGAGAATTACACATTGAACTTTTTGGAGTTGATTCTCTCTTTTGAACTTAGGAAGAATAGTATGTAAAGCTACTAGTGATTCGTTCAAAGGTGTACCAGAAAGAGATACTTGTGGTGGAACAGTGTAGGATGAGTAAACTCGGAACTGACGACAAACCCTCCAGATATTAAGTAGTTGATTATCAAGTGTTTTTTTGTTTACCTTACTACTCAAAAAGTGCATTAACTTGAAGTCACCACCAACTACAAAATTACCTTTCTCCACTTCATTGTGGAACTTATACTCTTGAACACCACGATTGTATGTGTTGCTGAAAGCATAAACATCAAAGGGAATATTGACCTTACTACAGAACCAGACCAAGTTATAGAGTTGTTTGATTGTATCCAGAAGAGAATCACACATAGATCCAGACCAATCAAGAATGAAGACTAGACCATGATTTTTACCATCAGGAACTACAGATACTTTCTTGAAGAGATCTTCATTATACTTGTAGGTGTGAAGTTTAGTACAATCCAGAACACCAGTTCTTGAAGTAGTAGTTCTGGCATATGAGTCAGCTGACTTCTTACACTCAAACTCTTTAACAAGATAGTTGACTTCTTTCTGTGCAGACTTCTTGAACTTGGAATAATCACTATCTGCTTCTTCAAATACGTTAGTTACATAGGTTCTCCAATATGCGTCAATCAACTCATGAATCTCAGAGTTAGGAACAACAATATCATCATAGTTCAACTTAGGAATCTGATAGTAAGAGTTGCCACCTGTTAGATCTGATGGACTATTCAACTCAGATACATTCTCTGAGAACACATCGTCAGTTGTAACTTCAGGTTCTATCTCTTGAGGTTGTTGTTGGATTGACTTACCTTCACTATGATCTTCACTCTCCATCTCAGGAATATCGAGTGTTTCTTCATTAGATTCTTCTGTTTCTTCAGACTCAATCTCTTCACCATTTCCTTGAGGTGTCTCCACTACCTCTTCAAGATTTGGTAGTGGAGTTTGTGTATTGAGTTGTTCTTTGGTGTATCGGTATACTTCTTCTGCTGCAAGTACTGCTTCTCCAAAAGTTTCACTCTTACCAACTAAATCAACCAGTTCCATCTCTTCATCAGTGAAGGGAACATTAACCCAGTTTCCAATCTTATATTTTAAGTTGATACGATCAGCCAGGTTCATCTCATTAATATCCACATCACTCAGTTCAAAGAAGTCTTCCTCTGATAGATCTTTATATGCTCTGTAAAATGTTTTAGTTAATCCAGGATACTTACGTTTCATAAGTTTCTCAATCCTAGCGTCTTCTGTGACATTCACAAAAGAACGGGGAACTCTCTTCTCCCAAGACCAATCATTAGGAGTAAAGAGTGCGTGCCCCACCTCATGACCAACCAACATATCATAGACAGTGCCTGATGCTCTCTCCCACATTGGTAGAGTCAGAACTCTGTTCTCAACATCAAAGGATGCAGTTTGGGCATTACGATTCTCAACCACAAGATCCTCAGTAGCCAGGAGTTTTGCTAGTTGTGACTTGATCTCGTAATTTACCATTGTGGTGTCTCATTCACTTATAGAGCATTTTAGTGGTGAGTAACAAAATTATTGAGAGGGTTCTACCACTTTAACATCTGGCACACCAAACCCCCCTTTCGGGGGGTTCTTTGGTAGGCAACTCCTGAGTTGTTTTTTATATGATTAAGTAGTAGTTAGAATGTGTCTACAGAATCGTTTAGCTTCATGATCTGGAATGTCGCACTCAGTAATACATTGAAAGTATTCTGTTACTTGATCGTACTTTTCCTCCCCTGTAACCTTTTCGTTCCACTCCCAAGTTGCTAACTCGTTGCGTGATACCAAGTTTTTCATGATAATTCCTCCATGATATCTGATTTATTTAGTCAGATTGTCTTGATTATAACACATTAGTGTATATTTTCTATACTTTTCTGGAGAATCCTTTACATTTCTCAAACTTAATTACATTTTGGAACTTATCAAATAATGATTCTTTATGAGATATTACAAAAATATTAGCATCTTGTATCTCATAACGGATAATTTTAAGGAACTCATCAGTACCAAAACCATCCAGAGAACTATCAAATACCTCATCCATAATCAAAAGGTTGGTATTTACTGAGTTCTTGTACCTCGCAACCTCTCTCCATGTGAATAGAAGAGCAAGATCTATCCTCATCTTCTCACCCTCTGAGAAAGAAGAATAGGAAAAATCTTCATGAATGGGAGACTGTACTGTCTCGTTAAATTCTTCGTCCAGGGTGAAGTTAATGTAGAACTCCATCTTCTGGAGATACTTATTCACCTGTTGATTGATCAGTGGAAGATACTTCTTGATAATCTTTGTCTTTACACCACCATCCTTCAGTAGGTTATATGTAAAGTCATAGTATGAAGTATCTTCTCTCTTAACGGCTAACTCCTCATAAGTTGTTTGGAGGGTTTCTCTGAACTGTTCGAGCTTTTCGTGCTCAGAATTTCTGTCTGCAAGTTGTGAGGTAAGTCTTTGAATTTCTGATTCAAGTGTCTTGACCTGTCGTTGGCAACTATTGATCTGAGAATTGTTAGAAGTGATGCCATTAAGTAATTTACTGATGTCTCCTGATAAGGATTTTAAGTGAGACTCTCTATTCTCTTCCTTTTTAATTGCCACTAAGAGTTCTTCATAACCCTTCTGCAACTCTTTTGCTTTAGTTTGAGAGCGTTCAATTCTATTTAACCTAAATGAATCTTCAATCTCCTGATCACAGGTAGGACAAACCGTATTATCGTTAAAAAACTTATGGTCTTTAACTAATGTAGAGATACGTTGAGATAGTTTACCTTTAATATTACCAAACTCACGAAGTTTCTTACTGGAGTCAGAGTATTCCTTAAGTTCTTCCTGTAGTGTGACAAGTTCCTGGTTCAGACTATCATTACCATTCATAAAATCATTCTCTTCATTTAGAAGATTGTTGATCTTACTTTCTTTTTGTTTAATATCATCTTGACTACGAGTTTCTAACTCATCAATAAAGTTCTTCTGCATTCGAACCTTATCATTGAGTGACTCTTTCTTCAGTTCTAGTGTTCTAATACCTTCTTTCAGGTTACGGATCTTATCTTTTATCAATACATTCATAGAAGAGAAGATCTTGATGTCCAATAGATCTTCTACAACTTCTCTACGACTTGTAGCAGGAAGTTGCATGAATGGTACAAATGAACTACTACCTAGAATCACAATCTGTGTGAAACTCTTATAGTTCATCTTCAATACGTTCTGTTCCAACCACTTCTGTTGGTCAATGGCAGATGCTTTCTGATCTAGTTCTTCACCATTACGCCAGATCTTGAATGTGTTTGGTTTGATTCCCCTTTCAATCTTCCAATCAACCTTATTAACATTAAATTCAATCTCAACTACTGCACCTTTCTCATTGGTAGTATTGATCAGTTGATCCTTCTTGATCTTCCTGAACGCCTTACCATATAGAGAGAAACACAGAGCATCCAAGATCGTGGATTTGCCAGCACCATTCGTACCTACAATCATTGTAGATTGGCTTTCATTTAATTGTATTTCAGTGAATTGGTTGCCTGTGCTTAAAAAGTTTTTCCAGCGAACCTTCTCAAAGATAATCATCAGCGTTATCGGGGGGAATCACAATATCATTAGGTGTAATGATGGTATACCTGTGTTCATGCAATTCACAGGTCTTGACCATAAGTTTATCATCTATCTCTAAGACTTTCATCTTAGGATAGTCCAGTTCTTCAAGTTGCATACAGTATCTGGTGGCATCATCACCATCAGCAAAGATGTAGAGAACTTGTTCTCCATCCTCATCGATGACTGAGTATGCTCCTTCTTTTTCTTTACCTTCAACTGTGATAATAAACATTAGACGGTTTCACATGCTTCCTGATAGATTGATCTCATAACATTCTGAATACGTTCTTTGCTCAGATCTGTTTCTGATTCTCCAATATATCTATCAAGAATAGAGAGGGTATCTTCTGACTCCTCAACCTCAAAGTCCTCAGACTCAGTGAGTTGAAAGTTCTCAACAATCTTTAAATCTGCTACACCAACAGAGTAAAGTTTGTCAATATACTTCTCAAACTTCTTACTATCAGTTTTCTTCTTCACAATCACTTTGACAATCTTATTCTCATAAGATGTTACATCAAACATCTGATGATCCGTATCCTCATAGTAGAGATTATGGAACAACTGATATGGATTATCAATAGGAGTATGTTCTAGGGTTTCTGTGTCGAAGAGGTGGAATCCTCTTGTGTCGTTGACATCGTTCCAGAACATCTCGTAGGGATTTCCCAGATAGAAGATCTTCCCATCGGATGATCTAGTGTGGTAGTGGCCAGAGAAGACAACTTTGTAGTTCTCAAATAGTTGGCTGTCAATACCGTTTTCCATGATGCATCCACGATGAGCTCTAAATCCCGAGAGTTCAAGGTGCCCCATCGCGCATTGCAAGTTGCTATTTTTAATAAGTTTGAAAGTATCTTCAGAATTTTCATCGTTAATCCAGGGAATAAAGAGGATGCCCAATCCACCAATTTCAACTTCTTGGGCTTTAGAGTATGTAATTACATTATCATACTCCTGTAGTAGGAGTTCAACAGCATTGATGCTATTAGTATTCTTATAGTATGCATCATGGTTACCAACCATAAGGTGCATAGTAATACCTCTCTGTTTGAGAGGTTCGAATACTACTCGTTTTGCCCAATCTAGTGCCTTAAAGTCAATGCCTTTTCGACTATCGAAAGCATCACCCATATGAATAACAGTATCGATACCGTGTTCATCTAGACTAGGGAAGAAGATATCATTATAGAACTTCTCAAAATAATCATGAAATAATTTAGACCCCTTACGTGCTCCGAAATGAGTATCTGTAATGATAGCAACCTTACTCATCAGTTCCTTAGCTTAGAGTGAACAGCATCCTTGATTTGATTATAGTCTGAATAGTTATCACTGTCAAGGTCATTGGAATCAAACACTTCATCAAAGTTTGACTTCTCAAGAATCTTATTCTTAATCTCTAGTTGCTTCTTCTCCATGGAGATACGACGGAGGAAGGCAAAGTAGATGATCTGAGTAAAATAAGCAAAAGGATTCTTTGACTTCTCAGGACTGAAGTTATGAATATATCGAACACAGTTTTCAATACCATCACAAATCATATCATCCTTGAACATGTAGTTCACAAAGTTGGGCTTATAGGAGAGATGATTAGCAATCTTCAAGAAACACTCACCGATGTAACGAGGAATCTGAGGCTTTGGCTTATCATTCAGTTTAGCTCGTTCAATCTCTGCAAAGTAGTTCTCAAGTGCGTTCAAGAACTCTTTGTTATTAACGTAGTGTTCTGGTTTTGCTTTTCTTCTCATTGTTCCATAAGCATGGGCGGTAGTCATAATATTGAAATATCTTCAAGTATTATACCTGAAAACACTGGACTTAACAAACTCATGAGATTTAACTACAATAGGTTTGTTACCGATAAAGGTTGGGCTTAGCTAGCTTTAAAGAGCTTCTCTAAATTCTTCTTAGTTTCCTCTACGGTTCCTAAGTAACCCATTTTTCTATTTAACTCTGAGTGATTAGGTTTATCAACCTTAGAAACATAATCCTCATAGTAACAAATCATTTCTACATCACAAGACTCAGACATAGTTAATACATCAGATAAGTTTATGACAAACATATCTTGAGTAGTTGTTTTCAACCAGGGTTCCATTTTATATCCAGCAGGTTTCCCTCTGAACTTGATTTCTTCTATTACAATTGGATTTGATAGAACCAACATTGTTCTATCATCTTCCTCATTTGCACATACCTTACTAAAGATTTCTTCTCCTGAATGTTTTAGTTTAATTGATGCATAGAATTCTTCTTCCATAGATTACTCCTTGATATCGATTGTTGATATTTCATAGTTAAATTGTTCTTGATTGTAAATCTTAACGCGTTCAATGAAATGGTTTAGTGTATAGTTCTTACGACTATTAAGTGTAGTGTCGTCAGCAATATCGTATAGTTTTGCTTTCACCTTATCTTTGCCTTTACGGAGGACTCTACCAATAGATTGTAGGTTTCTAATCCTACTCTTTGATGGAGAGGCAAATATTACATTATGTAGGTTTTTGATATTAATACCAGTACTGAATGTTCCGTAGGAAGCTACAATGATGGCATCACTCTCTTCTTCAGTGATGCGCCTAACTTCTTCTCTATCTTCAGCATC